AAGAAATGTATAAAGCACTTAATGTTCCTGTTTCTAGACTTGAACCAGAAAACACAACTTTCATAGGATCTAGAACAGAGGAAATAAACAGAGACGAATTAAACTTTTTCAAGTTCATTAAAAAGCTTAGAAAAAGAGGCATGCACGTACTATTCATGAAATTAATTGAACTCGAAGGAATATTAACGGGTAGAATCAAAAAAGAAGATTATGATGCAGTTGAAGATGATATCAGATTTGTTTGGAGAAATGAATCCATCTATGAGCAAGCAAGAGAATCTTCAACAATACAATCTATAATAGAAAATTCCGGAATGCAAGCAGAAGAACTAGCACATAAATACTTTTCAGTTGAATGGTTTAGAAAGAAAGTACTTAAACAGACCGATGAACAAATAGCTAAATATGATAAGCAACGACAACAAGAAATAAAAAGTGGAATAATTCCTGCTGATACTGACGAAGATGATGAGGAATAATATGAGACTAATAAAAGAAGATGGTAAATATATATTAAGTGAGATGTCTATATTTAAATATATAGTTGTAGGCGGAATAGTATGGTCTTTCTTGAAGTGGAAAAACTCTTCAGAAAGACTTATGAAAAAGAATGGTCTCAAGTACGGAGACAAAGTAAAAAAGTACGCTACTAGTTCAATTGGACAAGAAATTGAGATATCAGGAACAATTATACAGAGAAACGGAATTCCTAAAGTAAAGCTTGATAAATCAATTGGTGGTAGAACTATTATTAATTGGGACACGAATTTCATAAAGAATAAATAATTATATATTAATTATATTATAAGAGATAGAAATGATTGAATTAAAAGAATCGATAGATAATTACGAGATAATAAAAGAAGGTGAAGGCACAGAAGAAACACTTCAATATAAGTTGAAAGGAGTATTCATGCAATCCGAAACTGTTAATAGAAATGGTAGAATGTATAAGCGACATGAGATGTTGAAAGAGATTGAGAGATATAATAGAGACATTATTTCCAATAGAGCTGGTTTCGGGGAACTTGATCATCCAGAAGGTTCATCTATGAATATGTCAAAAGCTTGTATATTTTTTAATAAGCCACTCACAATGGAAGGAGATGATGTTGTTGGCGAAGCACTTATTTTCGACAATATATGGGGAAATCTTTTAATCAATTCTTTTATCAAACACGGAATACCTTTTGGAGTGTCTAGTAGAGGTCTTGGTGAACTATCTAGAATGAGAGAATCAAAGAAAACTTTTTCAGTAGTCAATAATTTCAGAATCATAACACCTGCTGACGTAGTATCACATCCAAGTGCACCCGGAGCAATTCCAAAAGCAGTTCTTGAGCAAATAATGGAAAATGATAAAGATATTACAAAATTATTTGATGCTGAACTAATATTTAATATTCAAAAAGAAATTAATAAAACACAGTCCGCTAACATTGATGAGGAAGTCATTAAGCAGTGGAATAACATATTAAACAGTATAAGAGGGTAATAGAATGAAAATTGCGGATATTTTAAAGGATCTTCCTCTGAATGAGGAAAAACTGAAAAACTTTATAGGTATTCTTAAAGAATGTTCAAATGAATATAATGAGAGTAACATACAAGAATGGTTAGAAGAGAATGTAAAAGAATTAATAGAAGATGATGAAACATATTCTTCTGTTGTAGAAACTTTTTGTGAAAAATGTAAAGAGAATGCATTTGGACTAAAAAAAGAAGAAGAAACTAATGATGAAACTGATGAAGTAAAAGAAAAAGAAGAAGAAGTTGTTGAAGAAACTAATGATGAAACTGATGAAGTAAAAGAAAAAGAAGAAGAAGTGGATGAAGGCGAAATTGGAAACAAGATAAGAAAGGTTGCTAATGAATCGGCTATAATACTTCGTAGACTCGCCGAGTTTCTAAAAAAGAAATCCGATCCTAAAGCAAAAAAGATAAGCAAAGAAATTTCAGACTTTATGAAAGTTATTAGTGAAATACAAGATTATTCAAATACAATAAAAGAAGAAAATATAAATAGTAATAAAGAAAACAAAAATAGTGGAGAAAAACAAATGAGTAAACAATTTCATATTGGATTTGCTGAAGCAGTAAAAGATTTTGAAGCAAAAACAATTAAAGAATCTTTCGAAGATAAACACGAAGACTATCTTAAGGGATATGTGGACGGTCTTAATGAATGTGAAGAAGAAGTAAGAGAAGCTGAAGAAAATCTTTCTATTGCTGATGTAATGAAAAAATTAAATGAACTATCTGAAGTAGTTGTTGCTTTATCTGAAGCAGTTACCAAGAAAGACGAAGAAAAAGTCGAAGAAGAAACTGAAGAAAAAGTCGAAGAAGCTAAAAAGAAAGATGACGACGAAGACGAAGAGGACGAAGAAGAAGATGAAAAAGACGCTAAGAAAAAAGTTAAAAAAGAATCTAGCGAAGAAGTTACTGAAGAAGAAATCGAGGGCGCTATTAAAAAATATAGAGAAGAAGAGATTAGCGAGGGAGAATTTGTTAAGTGGTTCAACGAAGTTTCAGAAAAATTGGCTGAAAGTGACGAATACGAAGAAATGATAAGTAATATAGTTGAAAAAGTAAATGAAGGCGTCGAGAGTGAAGATGATAAATTTGTATTTGTAAATGAAGACGATGAGACAGAAGAAGTAAAAGAAGACATTAAAGAACAAGTTGAAAAGATAATCAGTGAATCTGTAGACGGATTAGTTGAGACAGATAAATTAAGAGTAGAAGAGTTAGTAGAAGGAATCGAATTCGAAACTATTGATAACTTCAAAGAACAACTTGATAAAATAATCAGTGAATTGGTAGAAGAGACACCAAAATACAATTCACCTGAAGAAGAATATATAATGAACTTATTTAACGGTAAATAGTAATAATATAAATAATAGAGTAAAACAAAACTAAATAGGAGTAAGAAAAAATGAACGAATACGAAAAAAATTTACTTGAGAAAGTAAATGAGAATGAAATTGTTAAAAAATATCAAACAGTTTTAGACGAAGCTAATGTGCCTGCTTCAAAAAGAGTTACTATAGCTTTCATGCTTGAAAATCAAATGAAGTATGGAAAATCTTTTTCAAAAGAAAAATCAGTAGTTAGTGAAGCAACTTCAGCTGCTGACGTGGCAACAATGGACAAAAACATCATGAAAATGATCACTAGGGGAATGCCTGCTGTAATCGGAACTGAGATTTTCGGTAACCAACCACTCCAAGCTGATACTGGTGTATTTTTCTATATGCAAAATTTCTATACCAATGACGGAGCTAATTCTGTAAAACCTGCTGACTCAAAAGTTATCATCGTTGCTAGTTCAACTGGTTTCACAGTTGGTGGCGGTATTTCTTCTACTGGCGACGCTGGTGTTGGTACAGTAAGAATAGTTGAAGACAATAAACTTCTTGTAGAGATCGTTTCTGGATCTTTCGCTAATGGCGATTCACTTGACAATGCAGCTTCTTTCACTGCTGAAGCAACTACAGCAGTAGCAGTAGAAGAATCAGAAGTAGCAAAGAAAATTTTCAGAGATTACATGAAATTTTCTTCAATTGCTAATGCAGAAGCAGCAAGTACTGGTATGAGAGAAATCGAACTTGGTATCGGAAAAGAAACAGTTGAAGCTGAATATCACAAGCTTAAGATGAGATACACATGGGAAGTAATCAATAGACTTCGTGACTATCACGGAATCAATGGCGACGCAGCTACAGACGAAGCTGGTGCAATGGCTTATGCTCTTACACTTAATGCTCGTGCAATGAATGATGTTAACACATGGGCAACAGCTGGTGGAGTTACTAGTTTTGATTATGATGCACAAGACGGTCGTTGGGAACTTGAAAGATATAAAAATCTTCTTGCTAGTATTAACAGACGTTCAGCTGATATTCTTTCAGCTTCAAAAATGGGTCTTGGTAACTATCTTATCATCTCTCCAAACGTATGGGCTAGCCTTGATGCACATGGATATATTGATAAAGCTGGTCTTCCAGGTGGAATGGCTGATCCTTCAAGAAATCCTTTCGTAGGAATCCTTCTTGGACGTTATAGAGTTTATGTTGACATTTGGGAAACAGGCGACATAGTAAACATGGGATACAAAGATTTTGCTGGAGCAGCTGATAGTGAACTCCGTGCAGGCGCTTTCTTCTGTCCTTACCTTCCAGTAAGTTCAATCAAAACAGTTGGCGAAGATGATGGACAACCTAGAAAATTCTTTACTAGTTCATTCGCTACAAAATTGCACCCTTTCGCAACTAAGAATGGCGGAAATGATTTCTTTAGAAAAATTAGCATCTCTAATCTTCCAGCATAATTCTAACTAGATCATAGATAATACTTAGGGACTCTTCGGAGTCCCTTTTTTATTGACTTTTCATAAATATTCAGTATAATATAATTAGAGTTGATTATATTGTGTGGGAGGATTAGTCATGAGTTTGAAAGAAAATATAATAGAAATTCTAGAAGTAACTAAAGGAAAATTCAAAAAATTCAATTTCAAATCTATAATGGATGATATAATAGAAGCAACATCATTTCTAGATTCATATGATCCGAAACCACAAGAAAGAATATATCATATACTTAATGATATAAGTACTTCAATGATTTGTCCTGTATGTAACGATAAATTAAGATCATTTAGATCAATTAATAAAGGTTATGGAAAATATTGCTCAGTTCAATGTACAGGCAATTCAGAAGAATCTAAAAACATTAGAAACAAATCACATAAAGAATATTACTCAGATGAAACAAACTATGAAAAAACACTATTAAATAGACAGTATAGTTTTTTAATCACAATGATAGAAAAACATAATTACACCTATAATAGTATATTAGAAAAAACGCCTAATGAATTACATAACTACTTAATCGAAAATACATCAATCAAAATAGATTCATTACAAGAATTATATTATGTTTATTGTGAAAGTATAATAGAACATCCAAAATGTTATTGTGGCAATGATTTAGATTTTATTAATATACACATGGGATATAAAAAATACTGTTCTACAGAGTGTCAAAACAAGTCACAAGAAAAATATGATAAGATGGCTGAAACAAATGAAGAAAGGCATGGAGTGGATCATTACTCAAAAACAATAGAGTTTAAAGATAAAACACGTAATACATGGAATAATAAGACTGATGAGGAAAAGAAAGAAATATATGAAAGAGCTGCTGATACATATAATAACAAGACTGAAGAGGAAAAGAAAGAGATAGTTGATAAACGCATACAAACTAATCTAAAAGAACACGGAGTAACTAATACATTGCTACTAGAAAAAAATAGAAAAAAAGCTGCTTATAGTATTAGGGAGACAAATTGGGAAAAACATGTTGATATGTTAATAGATAAAAAAATTACTCCATTATTTAATAGAGATGATTATCTAAACTTTTCAGAAGAGGATACAAAAAGATATAAATGTGATGTATGCGATAATATAATAGAAACTAATTCTATACAAGCAAAAGAAATATTTTGCATGAATCATGGAGGAAAATCTATAGCAGAACACGAAATAAAAGAATTTCTTAACAATAACGGAATTCATAATATTGAAATGAACAAAAGATTTTCTGTCAATGGAAAAGTAAGAGAAATTGATATATTTCTACCTGAATACAATATAGGAATAGAACATCACGGAATTTATTATCATAGTGAGAGCAAACTTAATACGAGAAAAGTAGGAGGAAAAATTTATCACTATGACAAGTACAAGTTTTTTAATGAAATTGGTATAAGGATTATACAAGTGTTTAGTAGCGAGTGGATTTTAAAAAGAGATATAGTAGAATCAATAATAAAAAATTCATTGAAACTTAATAGCAATAAAATATACACTAGAAAATGTATATTAAAAGATATATCACATAAAGAGTTTGATAATTTTTTAGAAATTAATCATATGCAAGGCAATGTCAACTCCAAGTATAGATATGGATTATTTTATAATGATGAGTTAGTATCTGTATGCGGATTTAAAAAGAATAGATATAGTAAGGATGATAATTTCGAATTGACTAGATTTTGTAATAAGATGAATACAAGTGTAGTTGGATCGTTTAGTAAATTTATTAAACATTTCACGAGAACAGTTTCCAGTAATATTATAACGTTCTGTGACTTAAGATACTTTGATGGACATGGATATGAAAAGAATGGATTCAAATTTAGTCGTATATCAAAACCAAATTACTTCTATTTTAAAGATTCTACTTTAGTTTTAGAAAGTAGAATAAAATACCAAAAACACAAGTTGAAAGATACACTTCCTATATTCGATGAGAGCAAGACAGAATACGAAAATATGATAGATAATAAGTATAGAAGAATATTTGATGCTGGAAATATTAAATATGTTTTCACAAAAAACTCTTGACATTTCCAGAAAAGTATAGTATTATATTAATAGATTACTGATTTATTAAATAAATATGTGATATAGTAATAGAGTATTGGTTTTAAAATCGATTCTGACTGTTCTAATACTTCGTCAGACAAGAGAAAACATAAAACTAATAGTAACGCATAGATCATTGATTAACTTATAGAGAGGAAACAAAATGAGAGATTACACAAGAGAAATCACAGACATTAATTATCGCTTATCTGCAATCGAGGACCTCCTAAAAGAATTATTAAAAGAAATCAAAAAGAAAGAATCATGATCAAAGAAGATTATTATTCTATACTTAGTAAATTAAGTAGTGAAGAAAGACAAAAATTAGACTATGATATGCTCATGTACGGAGAAGTCATATTAAAAGAAGTAGATGGAAAATATATTGTTGTCGATCAATTAACAGTGGAAGTAACTAAGTGAAATTTAGAAAATACCTTAAAAATAAGTATGACACCAAAGAAAAAATGGATGATTTTTTAAAAGGCTATGAAGAGTTTAAACTTGGTATAATTCTGAAAGATAAAAGGGAAAAAGAAGTGATGGAAGAAGATTCAAAAATTGTTGAGTTGTTTATATCAGGAGCAATAATAGCACTTATTATTGTATTCGGAGTAAATTTTATAAGCACTGCAAAGATTATTGAAATGCCTATTAGTAAACCAATCAGTAAAACAATTAAAGGAGGATAAATTGGCAAAGAAAGGAAACTCTATTTTAAATAGATTGATAAAAGCATCGGGAAATAAATATGCGGCAGCAATTTTAGACTGCGATGTATATGACATTACCGATTACTATGATACTGGTAGTTATATGATGAATATGTTACTATCAGGTGACATGTTCAGAGGAATGCCGGCAGGAAAAGTATTTGAATTGTCAGGAGAAACTGGAACAGGCAAATCTTATCTAGCAATGGCAGTATTATTTAATTTTGTAAAAACTTCTAAAAATAACTATGTATGGTTACATGAATCTGAGAAGTCAATTTTACAGGAAAAAATCAGACCACATCTAACAGAAGAAGAGAATCAAAGATTTGTTGTGGCACCGGTTGTTCACTTAGAAGAATTGATTACAGAATCAGCAAATTTAATGAAAGAGTTTAAAGCGATTAAAGAAGAGACACCGGAGATTAATCTAATGTATTCTTTAGATAGTCTTGGAATGTTAACTTCTCGAGTGGAATTGGAAAAAGCTATTAAAGGAGATGAATCAAAAGTAATGTCAAAGCAAGCTAAAATTGCTGCTTACTTTAATCTTATTTCTATGGATCTTGCTAAGATGAAAATTCCTTTCATTTACACTAACCATCTTTATCTTGATATTATGAAAGCAAGTCAGAAGTACGTTAAAGAAACTGATAAGCATATTACATCAGGCGGAAAAGGTGTTATGTTTTGTCCAGATGTTAAAATCAGACTCATGAAGAAAAGATTTAAGGATGAAGATACAGGAATACAATCAGGAATCACTGTAAAAGCAATTCCTACTAAGTCAAGGTTTATTGCTTCTGATATATCAAAGATCGAATTTCAAATTCTTTTCAAAGTAGGTATGGACAGATATTCAGGTCTATTTGAATTTCTAGAGAATCATGATCTATTACAAAAGAAACGAATGGGACCACATGGAACAGAACTTTCTATTCCTGAGTGTGGATTTAAGACTACAACAAAAGAGATGAAAGGGAAACCTAAGTCAGAATTTTTTACAAAAGAAGTACTAGAGTTTATTAATAAGAAATTTCAATCGCTGTATCTTTTGGAATCACAAGAAGATACAAAGTTCATTGATGGAATCGAAGGAGCGGAATAATGTCAGTTATAACAGAAATTAAAGAATATTGTGAATCAGACGAATGGAAAGAGATTACGAAGAAACAAGAAATGGTTAAACTCATGAAAGAAATTATAAAAGATCTCCCTGATGGATTGTGGATGGAAATGTACGATTCAATAGTTTTTAGAAAATAATGCTTTACTTTTACTATAATATATGTTATAGTGATATGAAGTTAATTAATTTATGGAGGCAAGTATGAATTACACATTTGTAGAAAAGTTGAGTGATACATCACATGTTTATGTAAAAGATGGAATAAACTTTGTATTTGAATATGAAGAAACAACAGTAGAGTTACTTTATGAAGGCAAATGGGAAGAAGTAAGAGCGGATCAATTAATTGAATATGATATAATTAGAAATTGTCACGAGGAAGTTGAAATGATAATGGGAGATCCAACTTTTATTGTTTTTGATGTAGACGGAACATTGAAATCATGTGCCAAACTTAAAAGTGTTGATCTTGATGAATTTTACAATCATATTAGTAAATCAGTGCTTGCCGTTGATGAATTGGAGAAATAAAAAATGATATCCGAACTCAACATTATGAGACTTTGTCTATACAATACAGAGTATAGATTGAAAGTATTTCATTCAATAAAACCGGAAATGTTTGATTCTATTCATATAAAAGAAATATATAAGATAGCTTATGATTTCGAAATGAAATATGGGACATTTCCGGAAGATAATATAGAAATTCTAATAATGAATAATCCTTGGAAGAACGAAGTAGAAGTAATCAAACAAAAACTTGCTATTGTTAAAGAATGTGATAAGGATTATTTTAAGAATATAAATCTAGCACCTTATATAGAAGAAACTGAGAAGTGGTGGAAGAAAAAGAAATTTGGATTGATTCTGAGAGACGGTACAGACATGTTTCTTGGGAATGGAGATATTGACTTCGGATCTATTGATGATGGTATGTCAACATTACAAACATTTTCTTATTCTAATGATGATTTTCTTTCTGTTAATGATATAGACGGAATGATTGATTATTATCTCGAGGATGAAAACAGACTCAAATTCTACAGTGAAGAATTGAATAAAATTCTTGGAGGTGGATTGATAAGAGAATCAATCAATGTTTTCATGGGTGGAACACACTCTGGTAAAACAAGACTATTGATTAATTTAGCAAATGATTTGACAATACAATCAAAGAATAATAATGTACTGTATATTACATTAGAGATACCTAAGATGAAAGTATCATCATTCTCTGATATGGTTAGACTAGAAAAGAACAATTACAATATAAAAGATATTGTTAGAAATAATGTTGAACTGTACAGGAAAAAGAAAATAGAATACTCGAAAACAATGGGAACAATGTATATTCTTGAGTATCCAGCATATTCAATTACTCCAGCAGTAGTAAAAGGAAAGATTACTGAAATGATCAGAAAAGGATTTGGTCCGTGTGCTGTATTCATTGATTATCTTACATTGATGGAACCAACACACAAATACAACAACTCATCGGAACGAGGAATCTTTCTAACAACTGAAACGAGATCGATAGCACAAGAACTATCGATACCAATAATAACAGCAGTACAACCTAATAGAGGTGGTAATAAAGCGTTGGCATCTGGTATATCTGATATGATGGATGTAGGTGAGTCAAAAGGAATGCCTGATGCTAGTGATCTATGGATTAATATTATCAATACAGAAGAACATAGAACAAATGGAACACAAAGTTTATTCGTCGAGAAAAACAGACACTCTGGAATAATTAAACAATCGTTGTTAGCAGATGTCGGAAATGATTATTATAAGGTTGAAATAATATCAGCACAAGAAGAAGAGAAAGCAGATTTAAATGAATTTGATACTATTGAAATCAAATCGGAGAAATCAGAATATTCTTCTTATGATTTTAGTAAGCCACAAGTTTAGGAGGAAAAATATGGAAAGAATTATGTTAGAAGTAGTAGACAGCAACGGATACACTAGATTTATTAAGTCATGTCCTTGTTGTGGAAGTAAAGATATTGAAATTGTAAATAGCGGAGAAAAACTTTTTTATGCTCTATGCATGAAAGATGATTGTGGTCTTAGTGGACCAGAAGAAAAATCTAATTTCCGTAAATGGAATTCACTTCAAGTGAATTCCGATTGTAGTACTGAGGATTATATGGATTTAATAGAAAAATTCCACGAAATATCTTGTTCTATTAAAGATTCAAATAACTATATTGTTTTCGGTGTAGACGAGGAAGAGTCTGAAGGTTGTTCATGTGATACTGGAAATTGTCAAAAAGAAACTACTGGAAGTCCTTGTGATGGATGTACATGTGAACCAGAAATTGAACTTGAAGATTTAGTATTAGACTTGATGGACAGAGTTGAAGCTACTGAAAAACTATTAAATGAACTTTCAGAAGTAGTTGTTACTTTATCTGAAGCAGTTAAATACGCTTGCACTAATTGCTTCAAAACAGAAGAAGAAGTGTCATATTATCCATGCAGTATATGTTATGACGTAATGAGGCCCACAGGAATAACATTTCATAGTTGTCCGCCTCAATACGAATACAAATGTACTAGATGCGGTAGTGTGAACACATATACCAAACTTATTTAAAATATCTCTTGACATTTCTAAAAATATCCGTATACTTATAATAGATTGATTATTTGTTGAGGGACTATTATGAATTTTAAATTGTGTACACTAAAAAATGAATTAAAAAACAAACTTTACTTGTGTGGAAGAAAAGCTCTATTAAATGGAATCGAGACTGAAATACTTGAAGATGAAGATAGGGTATTTGTTTTTATCGATAACGACTTAAGAATACTTACAGTTACATATACTGGAAGTGAATACTTACTTTTAGACGAAGATAATAATAGATATGATTTAGAATTAATTTAATAAATAATAGTAATATAAACTATTTTATGTGTATACCATGACTATTAGAAGTGACATAGATCTAAATTTTAGAAAACTATCCGATGGATCAATTGCTATTAAGACAGGAGTTGATGCAATAAAACAATCAGTAGAATTTATTTTGTTTACTCAGCCAGGTGAAAGACCTTATGATCCTGAATTTGGATCAACTATTCCAACATTCTTAGAAGGATCAGCAAATAGACTGAATTCGTTAATAATAAAAGATATCATATTCACCAAATTGAAAAACTACTTATCAGATCAAATAATCCTTTTTAAATCTGACATATCAGTGGAACCGAATTATGACGAGAATACATATGATATCAGTATATATTATAGAGAAAATAAGATACAGACACCACAGGAGATAAATTTTAATATATCAGTTGAAAGATAGTTCATAAGGGAGGAAATTATGTACGAGATTCAGGCAATTGTTTATTCAGTAGGAGAAGGATCAGAAGTAGTTGTAATATCTGATTCAGACTTGTATTACCATTGTACAAGAGAAATAGCAGAACGTATAGAGCACGTTGAAGGACAAACGTATAGAGCTTTTTGGCCCGATGGAACATTTTCTGATTATCTTACTGTATTCAAAGTCGACAAGGCTCTACTCAACTAATTATTCAAATCATAAATATAATTAAGTGAAATCAATACATTATAAAATACTTCTTTACTTATTAGTATTAATGTATTATAATATAATTGAACGTTATCAATTTCCAATGGAGGAAGAACATGAAAATTAAAAGTATACTATTACTTATTTTAGCAACTGGATTATTAGTCCGTTGTTGTACTGTGAGGTATGTTGGGGATCAAGATCAGATTGATGAAGTTGTTCAGAACGGCTCCAAGTCTGTAGGTTACATTGAAGTTACTAGGCTATTTAACTATTGTACCGCATTTGATAAATGTGAGTTGGTAGAGAAAAAGTATACTGGTACTGGGTTTGTTGTTGACGATGACGAAGGATATGTAATAACAAATAATCACGTTATTGATCAAGCTGTGCAAACATTTATTACTATTGATGGCAATAGAATGTCACTGAAGTTATTAAAAACATATCCAAAGCAAGATGTAGCAATTCTAAAAATAATTCCTATTGGTACACTTGACATAGAAGAAGTTAAATTAGCAGAAGAATCTAGAACAGGTCAAAAGATTCTAGTATGTGGTAATCCTTTTGGACTTAGGTTCTCATGGTCACACGGAATTATATCAGCAAAAAGAACGTATGAGAAAGACAATCTGTTTATAGGAGATTTCATTCAAGTCGATGCAGCAGTAAATCCAGGAAATTCTGGAGGTCCTATTTTTAATTATGATGGAGAAGTAGTTGGCATAGTATCATATGGACTGACTCCAACAGGAAGTAATGTCGGAACTAACTTCGGAGTTGACTCTGCAGTACTTAAAGTCCTTTTCAAAGAATATCTAGATTAAATCATTCATCAGTCAAATCAGTCACTTACAAAATATCACTTTACTTATTAGTATTATTGTATTATAATATAATTGAGTTGATTAATTTTTGCTGGAGTGTGTCATGAAAAAGATTCTTACTTTAATCGTTTTATTATTTTCTTTAGTATCATGTCAAAAATCTGAAATGGATTCTATAAGAGAAGTTGTCAAAAAGAAAAGTTCTGTGGTAGTTATTTGGAATAACTCTATTATAGAAGGAGAAACAGTAGTTAATTATGGAACTGGATTTTGTGTAGGTAAAGGATTGTTTCTAACTGCTCAACATGTAGTTGCTAATAGCAGCTTTTCATTTGTTGAAACCACGGATCTTGTATTACATAAGTCAGTAGTGGTATTTGAAGATATTGAAAATGATGTCGCTCTTTTAAAAGTAACTGAGATTATCGATTCTAAGCCATTAGAATTCGCATTGAATAGTGAAGTAGGAGAAAAGGTTATTATCATGGGACATCCGGGTCTACTTAGGCATACGACTAGTTTCGGAAGAATAACAAGAAAATACATCTTAAACGAAAAACAATTGATTCAAACAGATGCTTCAAATGATAGAGGAGGATCAGGCAGTCCTATATTTAACTATGATGGAAAAATTGTTGGTCTATCACACTCAATGAAAACACAAACATGCAACTTTGGATTGTCATTAGAATATCTTAAAGAAGTATTAGCCAATTATAATAATCAAAAAAATCAAACAAAACCCTTGACAATTAAATTTGATGCAGTATACTTATAATAGATTGATCATTTATTTGATGGAGAGAGATTATGACACTAACTGAAAAATTGAGAGTATACGACAAAGAATGAAAGCAAAGAAATGAAATGAATGCAAATCATAACAAGTATACTGATGCTACTAAGAGAAAGTTGAAAGATCTATACCACAGTCAATACTTAAAGAAAAGAAGTGAATTAAGAGAATTGGAATTAGTTTTAGAAGATATGAACAGTGGATTATATCAATGAATTGTATGAATATACTAGATGAAATAAGAGGAAGAAAAAGATTATTAATTAATTTTACTGATTCCAGAATGATATTATTACGCTGGTATAAAGACGATCAATTGATGCATTTTAAATATTTTATAGATGATTTTATTAAAGTTACTAAATATAATAGAGATGGATCAAAGACATCTGAGGGATATTTAACTATTGGTACTAACTTGCACATGGATTCAGATGAAATAAATCATTTTAAACTTAGAAGATATAATGTAAGAGATATAATTACTGAAATATCTCCTGGATCAAGAGATAATACAGAAATACATGAAATGAACTATACTATAAACGGCAAATCATATAGGTACAGGCAGGAGTTCAGAAAGAATACTGAGCAAGATACTTTTAGGTATATGAAAGATGAAATCATTAAAGAACTGGATAGTAAAAGAATTAATAAATAAGTCTAGTATTATAATAGGATAGTATCAATGAGAAAAATAATAAAAGAAAATGGAATATATTTATTGAAAGAAAAAATATCTTTCAATAAATTAACAAAAAAATGGATGCAGATGATTATTGAATCATATATTAATTTTATATTTAAGAAAAATAATGTTTCATTTGATTTGAAAGTAACAACAAAGAAACGTCTAAAAGGAAATATGATTGGATATATTGATATGGTAAAAGCAATTAACGAAAATAAGTATGAACTTGTAATTGCCGACTCATCTTTGGACAGTATATATGAATCAATAGCACATGAATTGACTCACGCAATTCAAATATATAAAGGATTTTTATCTTTCACTGACGATATGAAAAATATTATATGGAAAAAAGAATTATTTCCAGTTAAAGACTATGAAAAACTTCAGAGTGTTAAAAACTTCAAAAAGTACAAAGAAATTCCATGGGAAAAAGAAGCATATAAAAATCAAGACAAATTACCGGATGCATACAAAAAAACAGATGAATTGAAAAAATTAGCCGATAAAGACGCTACTATAAATTTCATGATTAGTAATAATGATGATGTTGTCAGAACAGTTACAAATAAAACAAGTATGATAGGATAATTAATAAATAAGTCTAGTATTAAATATTTAGAGGATAATCATGGTCATTAAAATAAACGAAAGTGATTTCACCAAAGTAAGAAAATCATTAAAGGAGTATCTAAACACATCTGGTTCACCTTTCGAGAACTATAATTTCGAGACTTCAGGGCTATCCGGTATGTTGGATTTCGGTTCATCAATAATTCAGTACCTATCATATCAAATGAATAGAAGCGTATCAGAAATATTCATGAATACAGCTTTACTAGATGAAACGGTATATACATTAATGTCAAATTTCAATTATCTTCCTTTTATGAGAAAACCAGCAAAGAAATACATGAAGATAAGATACAATTTGAATTCAACTGCTACAGCCAATAGTTCTACTGATAGTTATACATTGACTTTAAACAATGGCCTATATACAGATGACTATAAAATGATTCCCACTTTCAGAGATAAATGGCAATCAACTGATTATGAAGATGCTAATCCAAATGCATTCTTAAATCAAAATGTAGCATCATTTAATATGGATCATATTGAAGTTGGTGGAATAAAATATGCTCAGGCTATTATTCCAATGTTTCAAGCTGAGTGGGACGTGAATGAATATGTTGCTGTATCAGGATTCGATAACACATATTTTCTAAGAGACGGATCCGGAGACTCTTATAATGATAAAGTTGTAGCAGATACTATTAGAGTTTTTGTAAAAGAACTGGATACTAACTGGTACGAATATAGTAACATTAGAGATGGACTATTTGATGAGAATGAAAGATCATATAATTTGACTTACGATCAGACAAATGGATTGACTGTTGTTATGGGAATAGATAGAATATCAAGAGAACTTGAAATCGGAGAAACATTAAGAATATTCTTCGCTGTTACTGAAGGAGAAGATATTAACACTGTTTCAGGTTCATCAACCTTTAATAATACCAAGTATGAAACCATAAAGGTATATAATGATACTGATTCTGCGTATGTACTTGAATCTGAAGGCGGAGACGGAACAACAGCAACTGTTTCAACTGGTACAGCTGGACTATTAGAAACTTTTTTGCTAGAAGAAATAGATACTGATTCTGATTCAGCTATTTTTGATAACGGTGCGGCAATGCAAACTCTAGCATCAATCAAAACAGCGGCTCCATTGTTTCTAACAACACAAGGAAGAGTTGTAACAGAACAAGACTATAATACAGTACTACAAGCTAAATTCACTGAGTACGGCGGAATATATGCATGGTCAGGCGGAAGAGAGTTTATAGATATAGAACAAATGCTTACAGATAATATTGGTGCAGGAACAACTTTTACACTTGCTCAGTGTCTAACAGCAATGAAATCAACAATGGAAGAAATGAATACAGGAAATGATTTTGTTATTGATATGGTATCATACAATGATCTACAAGACGGTAAATATGTAAAAGACAAAGGATGGGTTTATGTAACATACTATAACGACGGATTCAAATTTGCTAGAAGTACTGCCAATGATACAGAAATAGAGACTTTTCTATCAAATAAAAAGATCCTTACTATATTTCAAAAGTTTATGAATCCGAATTTCTGTTTACTTAAACCTGAAATAACTGTAAAAGCTGCCTCAGCATATAGCTCAGAAATAAGCTCATTAACAACAAAACAAAAAATAAGAGACTTTGTTAATGATAATGTAGAATTCAATCAGATTTTCAATACTAACGACATTTACGACTATCTAGTGTCATTAGATGAGATCGATCAAGTTAGTAATATTTCATTCACTGTAAAAGATAAATTCAAGAACAATGACGATGATGATTATATATACGTTAGATTGTTTACTCCAATAGCCGCTGATTTGAATACTAAACTAACAACAGCGGATGGAACAGAAGTTGCTGATATAACTAGTAGTGGTACCGTTGTGTCTATTGATGGAACAGTTGCCGGTGATATAAACAAGAGTTTGGGATTGATGAGATTCAAAACAACTGGAAATGTTACAAGCAATTCTAGTTATACAGAACTATACATTAAAAATATTTCTATAACAGGAAATAGAATATACGCTTTTAGAGAAAATATTGTAGGAATCGAAGGTGTAGCAGATATTAAATTAGTAATAGAATAAACACTATAGAGAAATTCCAATTAATCCTTAATAAAATCAATCATTTAAAAAATCAATAAAAACTCTTGACTTATCTATAAAAATAGTGTATTATTATATTAGAAAGTTCGTTGAATATTTTTGGGGGTTATTATGAAAAAGTTCGAAAGAGAATATACATCAATTAGCAGAAGTGAGTATGATAAAATTGTAGAAGAACTTCATAAAGAAGGATATACATGGAACAATGAATCCAAATTAGCAGATTTTAATCCTTTCATAGACGATGAAAATATGAATCAAGAACGTATTCACTTAACACTAAGAGAAGAAATAAAAACTGTAGTGTATGATTACTGATATTTCGAATTTAATTAATAGGAGACTAATATGATATTCATTAAATGTGACGAGTGTGGTCTACATCATATTGAATGCCTAGTTAAATATGTAAAAGACCAAGATATGTTTATATGTAAAGGTTGTAGAGATTAAAGGGGGAAGGTTAATTATGGGAATGTTTGATTATGTAAATTATAGTTGTAAGTGTCCCAATTGTAATCATACAATGGAAGATTTTCAAACGAAAGATATGGAATGTGATTTGATAGTAGTTGAGATAGAGAATGTAGATAATTTTTATGATTTTTGCTCAGAATGTGATTGCCGAGTGGAATTTTGTAGAATAGACAAGGAGAGATTCGAGAGAACTATTTTAAACAAAGATTTAAATATACGTTCAATAAGAGTTGTTAGAATTGTTCCTAAAAGAGAGTATATTACCATTGAGATCAATATATAAATAATAGTATATTAACTATTAACTAACTAATATGACAACCTACAATAAAAGTCTAAAACCAAATATAGAAACTCTTTTCTCAGAGTATAATAGAACAGCCTATCCAACGTTTGTCCAATTCGCTGAAGAAGTACTTGGATATATGGAAGAAGAAAATTCTCTAACATATTTTACAGATGAATCGGACTCAGTTAAGAAAACAAACTCACTATATCAAAACATTGTAAGTTTTTCTAAATTCTTTGACTTTGATAGTATACCAACAATAAACACAGAATTTTTCAATGCTGCTTTCAGTGATTATGCTAGTTCAGTTGATTTTAGAGAAGTCAATTTGTATGTATCAGTAGAAAAATTAAAAAGAATAATGCAATATGCTACCATGATGTACCGATTAAAAGACTCATGGAGAGGATATAATATGTTCGTCAAACTTATAGATGAGTATATTTCCATATCATCCACCAAAGAAATAGATTTCAGAGTTTATTTCCATGATGATTTTACCACCCAGCCACCAGACTTTTCATCTATACCAGAAGATCAAATTATACTATGTGAAATACCAACTTATTCTTTAACCAATTTAGTATTTTCCGGATCAATTTATGTGGCATCAGATTTTCCTACTACTGCTGATGTAGTCAATGGAATGTCGTATCTTGTAAAAACGTCGGTTACTGATAATGATGCTACAAAGACAAATACAGGACAATCATTCACTTTAGATCAACAGATAAAATGGAATGGAGCAACTTGGGATGTCTTCACGGACCTAACAGTTAATAGGACAGCCATAACAGCAGCAGACAAAGGAAAATATCTTTTTGAATATCAAATAGCAAGTAATTCTGATTTGACTCGTACAGGTAGATTTTCAAGGTCTATGATAGATAATTTTCATCCAGCTGGTTTTGTTGTTGATAATATAGTACAGATAAACGATGTAGCAACAAATGTAAAAATAGAAAATAAAAATTTTCAAGTAACAGAATATATAATAGAATGTGAAACATAAATTAAATAAAAGGAGACAAAAATGAAAGTAACAAAAGAAAACGGTAAATGGAATTTAACTGAAGCAAAAGGACACAAAAAAGAGTATGCTAGTATGAAAAAGGATATTCAAAAAAAATTAAAGGAATTGAGTAAATTACTTGATATCCACGAGAAAGAGTTTTTAGATGATTCTGGAAATTTTGGTTTTGTTGGTGATTTGGGTAGAATTAGCAACGATTTGTCCGATTTATTACAATCCCTTAAATCAAATAAAAAATAAATTCTTCACAATCTTTTTTATAAATAATATCAGATAAAATTATAAAAAAGGAGATTCATATAATGAAAAGATCAGGCACAGGTTGTATAACTGACAAAGGCCAAAGTATTGCGCTATATTGTAAAAATAACACGGTTGCATTGCCATTTACTAATTTTTATTTCTCAGAGTATAGTTCTACATTAGATGTATTGACCAATTCATCATCAATTTTCGATGATATGACCGCAGCAACTCTAGAAACAACTTTTGGAAGTTCAGCATTCTATAACAATGGTCCTACTACATATAACGATTCATTATTTGCCGGCGACGCTACAGTTCTTCCTTTACTCTGTTCAT